CCAAAAAGTGAAAAACAAATTAACATAGATTCAAATAACGATATGAAAACCGTTGTTGATATCAATTCATACATCAAATCTGTAAAAGGTGGTATGGAAAAAGGTGAAGCCGCTGCTAAATCATTCAGAAGAGTATTGTTAGGTAATGTTTTAGGTTTCTTAGTTGCAGGTAAATTCAAAGATTTACGTCAAGAGAATAACATTCAGGAGAGATTTGGTGAAGAAGTTTTCAATTCATTAACTAAATCAATGGTAAGAGCTATGGATGCTGAACAAAATCAACAAGATGCTGATTTACAGGAATGTATGAAATAATCAAAAATTATTGAAAAATATAGACCCCTCACAAACGAGGGGTTTTTTATTTGATATTTATTTAGTATATTCTTATAAAAACATAAAACTATGGGTATTATATCAGAATCAATTAATGGTAACTTGATTGAAGTTATAATTAAATCATCAAATTTACAGAGTGCAACATATTTCACCGAAGAGGAGAAATTATCGGTAACTTTTAATAATGGATCTATTTATGAATACGAAAAGATTCCTTGGGCTAAGTTCACTAAATTTAGAATGGCCGAATCCCAGGGGAAGTATTTTAATCAGGAGATATCCAAAACACACAAATTTACCAAAGTAAAATGAGTTTATTTGAAGAACTAGTCGAGTACACTAAAGATGACGAAAGAATTGTAAAATCTTTTGAAACTAAAGATATTTTGTCAAATGAAATTTTTGATGAATCTAAGGATGGTTTCAAAATGAAAGAAGTCGTTAGAAAACGTTTGATTGAGATTGCTAACGATTTTGTTGAATCTTTTGGTGTTGAGTTCTTTATTCACGACGTAGTATTAACTGGTTCTTTAGCTAATTTTAACTGGTCGGAATTTTCTGATGTCGATTTACACGTATTAATAGATATGAGTGAAATAGATGGAGATAACGGTTCACCCATTCTAATGACCATCATTAAAGAGTTTTTCGATGCTAAAAAGAACGTTTGGAATGAGAAACACGACATTAAAATTAAAGGTTTTGATGTGGAAGTTTATGTTCAGGATGTGGAGGAACCGCACATTTCTTCGGGTGTTTATTCTATTTTACACGATAAGTGGGAAATTGAACCAAAAAAAGAGACACCTAATATTGACGATAGAAAAATATTGGAAAAAGGTGAGGACTTTGCTAAGAAAATAGATCAATTAGTTGATTTAGGGATTAGTGATGAAGTTTTACCTAAGATTGAGTCGTTAAGAAAAAAATTAAAGCAATTCAGACAAAGTGGTTTAGAGACAGGAGGTGAGTATTCTTATGAGAACCTAACCTTTAAATTACTTAGAAGAAATGGATACATTAACAAGTTACTAAAACTAAAAACGGACATAATAGATAAGAAATTGTCCATAACACAATAGGGAACCTTATTTTTTTCTATATATCTATGTATTTATAGGATAAGAATAAGTATATCTTAATTAATATCAAAATGGCAGAAATTAAACCACTTGGAAGTGAGAAATTAAACGGGGATGACAAATTAAAAAGAATCCTTGAGTTAACTTACTATAATAACGCAAATAATAAACCTCAAACAAAATCAGCAGAATTAGTTTCAGAAGCTAAGAATGGTGGTGGAGTATATGGTATCGTCAAAGAAAAAGATGGATACTATGTGAAAAGAGGATTAAACGAATCATCACTTGATTATATCGGTGGTATGTTTATGAAGAATAAAAACAAATTTTCTTCATATTCCGAAGCGTTAAAAAGACTTGAATTAGTTAAGGGTCAAGAAGAATTACAAGAAGCAACGAAATACGTTTTAAAACAAAACAAACCTCAAGAAGAGATACCGGCTCCTGATATGGAGGCACCTGTAGATGAACCATCTGCGGATATGCCAGCTCCTGATATGGAGGCACCTGTTGCTGAACCATCTACAGATATGGAGGCTCCCGATATGGAAGCTACAGATACTGAATCTCCTTCGGACGATATGGGTGGTGAAGATATGGGCGGAGAATCAAGTTCGGAAGGAAAACCTTCTGATTATATGGCTGAAGTACAAAAATTTGCAGGTAAACTTGGTCAAGAATTAAGAGATCAAAAAGAAAAAATGGAAAGTGATGATATTAAGTACGTTCTTAATATGATTATATCTGCAGTTGATTTAGACAAACTTGAAGAAGAAGATATCGAAGATATTTCTAAGAAATTTGAAAGAGATGAAGATTTTGGTGACGATGAAGAAGTTCCTGCAGAAGAACCTGAAATGGGTGACGATGAAGAAGTTCCTGCAGAAGAACCTACATCTGATGAAGATATCGATGAAGAATTGTCAATGGCGGGATTAACGGGAGAAGATGAACCAATGGATGCTTTAGAAGCGTTTATTAATACACCTGTTGAAACTGGTGAAATTGATATTTCACGTTACGCAGATATTGATGAAGATTCTGACGATATTCAAGAAATTGATATGGATAAAATCAAAAATGAAATTAATCAAAGTGTTGGTGAAACACTAAGCAAATATTTCAAATAAAATGAATCTAATCTATGTCAATGAAATTGGTTCAGATTATAAAGGTCAAAAACAGTACGAATTTATCTTTAGTTCATCAACTGAAATTGACATAGAGGAATGGTTTGTTATACCAGCTTCCGCAATATCTGGATCTAAATCACCTGAAATAGAATATGTAGACTTAGTCGGTCTATTAAAAAATACCGATTTAAAATTAGAATTAGTTCAAGACTCCGATTATTTCGGAGTTATTGATGCTGTAGATGGTGTAGTTGCGTTGGCTTGGGAAAAATTTGATTTTGATTCTGAGTTTGACAGACTTACATTTAAGTTCGGGGAATCTTTGGAATCTGTTTCTAAAAAACTAAAACAAAGAGATTATCAATTATTAAAAGAAGAGATAAAATTCAAAGAAATATGAAAAGAAACGAAATAGTTGAATCCTTAATGAAAGAAGGGTTCTCAGAAAAAACACTAGTTAATTTTAGTGACAAACAACTTGTAACATTTGCAAGTAGAATCTTAGGTGAAGCCGATATTATGATTTCAAAGAAAGACCCATTGGCTAATCAAAAAATTGCCGACGCGAAAAAACAAAACAAATCTATTGAGACATACGAAGAGGAAATGAAAGAGGGATTAAAAGGTAATCAAAAGAAGTTAGATAAGAACCATAATGGTAAAATTGACGGTCAAGATTTTAAAATATTAAAAGGACAAAAGAAAGAAGTTAGTGAGGATAAAAAATGCAATGACTGCGGTTGTACGAAATCAGAGTGTAAATGTAAAAAATCCAACATTAAAGAATGGGTTTCTGAAGTTACTAACAAAAAATTTCATAGTTTTACATCAAAAAACGAAATTATGGAAATGATTCAATTTAAATTAGGAGAACAAGAAGTCGGTTCAAAAGTTAAAAAGGGACACAATGGTATTCCAGAATTTATGAGTTACGATGTTATCTCAAGTACTGAAACTATTGATGCTGAACCAACAACAAAACCAGCACCTGTAAAACCAAAAACAAATCCTGGTACTAAACCAAAAACACCTTATCAACCTGGTCCGGGAAAAAACCCTAAACCAAAAGCGTTAAAAGAAACCAAATAATGATACTTTCTAAGAAAAAATTACTATCTTTGATAAAAGAAAATTTAGAAGAGATGGCAATGGATTTTGATTCAAACGATAGACCTGATAGTGGGGTTGAGGATAAATTAAAACAGGGGGAAACTCCTTTTAAGAAAGTACCTTTACCTAAAACAGGAGAAGAACCAAATAAGAACTTTCAAGAGGTTCTTGGTTCTGAAAGATATAAGCAATTATTAGCAACACTTAGAAGGTATGTTCCAAACGCACCAACTCTTCGTGGGATGGATGGTGTAATGAGTTTACAACACCTATTAATGAATGCTCACAACACTATTGTTCAAGCTGAATTAAATCATAGGGAAGAATTAGAACGTTTAGCGGTAGATTTAGTTATGAAAGAAATGGGTATACCAGAAGGTTCCATTGAATTTGATGCTAAGATAATTGGAATGGGTGAAGTTAACACTGATGATTTTAATAATGATCAAGATAATGAGGAAAACCCAGAAGAGGTAGATATATCTAACGATATTGATTTAGGTGTTGAAGTTAACCTATTTAACGAATTACAAGGTTTAGATGTTGAGAAAGCTAAGAGACGTTTAATTAATAGTATAATACAGGGAGCATCGAATAAAGGACACTATATGTATCATTTAGCCCCTGAAAAGATTGGAGAAATTACGGGTAACCCTAATTTAATCAATATGTACGGTATTATGATGTCAATCAATGACCTTAGTTATTGGCAATTGAGTGATGAGACGATTAAACAAATGGGTAATTCTGGAGCAGGAAAAGAACAAGTTGAAAGACCTGAAGATGAGGACGGAGTTGCTAAAGTTGTTGCTCGTGGAATTAACTTTCCAGTATTAGTTCACGAATTAATAAAAGGAGTTTTAGAATTATTTGCAATCCAAGGAAGACCTGAAGATGAAGACACATACGATGAAGTAGAATCTAGTGAAGATACTTTAGAAAAGGAAATGTGGGATTTAAGATTGGGTCCAGCAATTTGGGATAGATTAAGAAGTCAATTCCCTGAAGATATTGTTATTGATGAAAATAAAAGAGAATTACAAAACTACCTATTAGTTGAGATATTCAAATTACCCGCTAAAAAATTCTTAGTCTTTATGAGAGAAGTTCTACAAGGAACAGAAAATGGTAAAAGATTAATGAATGAATTAATGGACGGAATTAATAAAATGTTTAATGATCAAGCATACGAAGACGCGGTTTCTATTTTTAGAAACGATTTAGAAGATGTTGCCGATGAAAGTGAACCTGACGATATAAACAGTTTCCTTAATTCATTAGGGATTAGAGGTAATATAGATTCAGATGATGAGGACGACGAAGATGACGATGACAGTCCATTTCAAAGAAGATAATACAAGGTGGTAAGTTTTACCACCTTTTTTTGTATTTATATATATGAATAATAGAGCAGAACAATTATTAGAATACGCGAAAATTATAAAGGACACGCCTTATGCTCTGAGAACGTATCTACAAACGTATGATAATACTCAGAAGAAGTACGTACCTATGGATTTATTTCCTGACCAAATACAATTGATTCAGGATTACGAAAATTACAACGAAAATATTACTAAAAAATATAGACAAGCGGGTGTAACTACGGTAACCGCCGCTTGGTTATCAAAAAAATTACAATTAGCAAAACCTGAGAATCCTGAAAGAATTCTTATTATTGCAAACAAACGTGATACGGCAATTGAGATGGCTAATAAAGTTAGACACTTTATTGACCAATGGCCTGAATGGATAAATGTTGGTTTTTCACCCGATAAGAACTCAGAAAGTAGATTTAGATTAAATAACGGTTCGGAAGTAAAAGCCGTCGCAACATCTGCGGATGCACTTCGTGGTTTTACACCAACTGTACTTGTTTTTGATGAGGCGGCTTATATCGAAGCTGGTGATGATTTTTGGGCAGCATCTATGGCATCCTTGTCCACAGGTGGTAAGATTATTCTTATCTCAACTCCAAATGGTTATGACCCTATCTATTACGGTGTTTACGACCAAGCATTACGTGGAATCAATGATTTTCATATTACAGATTTAAGATGGTTTAAAGACCCACGCTACACTAAAGATTTAAGATGGGTTAAGTGCGACGATATTTGTCATTATATGTTAAATAGAGAACAATACG